ATCTGGCCCCGAAATGGTTGGAAGAATGGGCAATCGTACCGCTGTCGCAAACAACGACCAAATCGTGGACGGCATTTCTGCGGGCGTGTATCGTGCGGTGCGCGAAGCAATGGGCAATGGCTCAAAGGGACAGCCTATGACCGTTGTCGTGCAGATGAACGGCAAGGAGATGTTCCGACAAGTGGTCAGAGAGAACAACGCCGTTGTCCGGGCGACTGGGGCAAGTCCTCTTGTTACATAAGGAGGTCAAATGGCAATTTTAACCATTACAAAGGCAGACGGGGCAAATGTCCCGCTGCCTGACCCCAGCGAATATTCGTGGGGCATACAGGATGTTGACGCAGATGGAACGGGGAGAAACCAAAACGGAGACTTGTTTCGTGACCGGGTAGGGATTAAGCGTAAGCTAACTCTATCGTGGCCGCCCACGAAATCCGCACCGATGTCCACATTGCTGCAGGCTGTAGACGAGGTTTTTTTCAAGGTAAAATATCCCGATGCTATGACCGGTTCTGAACGGCAAATGACCGCCTATGTCGGCGACAGGACAGCACCCATGTATAGCCTTATTGATGGCGAATATCAATGGGAGGGGCTTTCCATGAACTTCATCGAGAGGTGAGCCATGCATACTGTAACAGACGCATTTAACGCCGCGTGTTCTGCACCGGGGCGTGAAATCACCAGCAAGGTAAATTTCAACGGTACGACAGACCTTCCGGCATCGGAAATACAGGAAATCATCGTAACGGAGCAATTCGGCTCATCGGATGGCGTGACCATTGGTGCGGCGTTTTCCTCCAGCTGCAAGGTTACGATGTACAAGCAGGATAATCTACCGTTGAACGGAGCGTATTTCATCCCCTCTGTCGGAATCATGGTGGACGGCGAAACGCAGTATGTTTCAAAAGGCAAATACTACATCCCCACAGACGGCGTGGAGGATAGCGGGAAGCTATGGGTAACAATCACCGGCTATGACCGCATGGCCAGTCTTACGGACAATTATGTGCCTACCATTGACTTCCCGACCACGCCCGCGCAGATGCTTGCAGATGTGTGTACGCAAGGTAATTTCACTGCCCCATCTGTAACGCTACCAAACATCCAAATTGCCACGCCTTACACAGGAACATTGCGGCAGCAGCTCGGATGGCTGGCGGGTCTGATTGGCTGCAATGCCAAATTCGATTCTGCGGGGAATCTGACATTCTGCTGGTACGCCGACAGCAATTTAACTGTCGGATGGGATGTGCAGTATATGGGCGGTCTGTCCTTGACAGCAGACGAAGCGTTTACCATTCACAGTCTGCTGACCGGCACGGAGAACAACACTATCAGCGTTGGCGCGGGAGTTGGCATTAAGGCAATTAACCCGTACATTACACCGGAGGTTGCCGAAACCGTGTTTGCAATGCTAGACGGCAAAACCATGATGCCCTGCAAAGTCAAGTGGCGCGGCAATCCCGCCGTAGAAGCGGGAGACATTGTAAGCGTCACAGATTCCGGCAAGAATGCGCTGAATGTCTATGTGATGGAGCAGTCACTCCATGTAAAAGGCGGAATGTACGCAGAAACCACATGCTATGCACCCGCAGATACAGACTATGCCGCATCATCCCCGACAGAGCAGAAATTCCAGCGGATGTACAGCGATGTCATCAAGTCGTTTCAGGAGGCCACGCAGAAAATCATCGGTGCAAAAGGCGGATATTTTGAGATAACCTATGACGATGATGGCTACCCCACCGGCTGGACGCTGAAAAACACACCCACCGTCGAGGCAAACACGAAGATGTGGATTATGTCCATTGGTGGACTTGGTTTTTCTGCGGACGGCGGCAAAACCATCAGCAAAGTCGCCCTCACAATGGACGGCGAAATTGACGGTTCTGCTTTGGCGATTGGGTCTGTGACACAAGATGCAGTTTCTGGCCTATCACAGCAATTCTCCGTAATGGATGGGGAGATAAACTCCAAGATCAGCAAGACCGAAGCGGCAAGCAGTTTTGCGGGAAAGTCTGAATTTGAAAATCTCACAAAAACAACGGAAGCGGCGATAAAAGCAAATTCAGAATCTATTACGCAAAATTATTCCGAAATCAAAGAGCTTTCGGACAAAATCGCCGCCACCGAGGGATATATCAAAACCGGCAAAATCGCCGAGGACGAGAACCAAAACCCCATATATGGTGTCGAGGTCGGCCAAACAACGGATGACTTGGAATTCTCGGTTTTCGCACGGTTTACGGCTGGAAAACTGTCGTTTTACGACGGCAACGGAAATGAGATCAGCTATTTTTCCGGCCAAAAGCTGCACATTAAAGAAGCTGTTGTGTTGAGCGCCATGAATCTTGGCGGCTACGAGATGAGCACAAAAAAGGGCATTACAATCAGATGGGCAGGACGGTGATAACATGGCATCGAGCGGAATCGTAAAAACAACCACAGTATATGACTCCTATTTCTGGGTGAAATGGGAGCTGGCCGGTCAGGATATTGCCGGCAATAAATCCACCATCAGCTGGTCGTGCGGCATTACACCTGGACATCAGTTCTATTCCAACGCTGTAAAAATGTCCGCCGTTGCCATCAATGGCGCGACGGTGTACGCCGGTGGGACGTACTCCAACATCACCGACTACAAGGAACGCACCCTCGCTTCCGGCACCCTGACCATCGCCCACGATTCGGACGGCAGCAAGACCTTCACGGTGGCGGCCTTCAGTGGGCAGGTGTGGAAGGACACCGGCTATCTGACGGCCACGGCGGCGGCGCAGAGCTTTGCATTACCCACCATCCCCCGCGCTACCGTGCCGGTAATTGGCGCGGTGGTCATGGGGCAAACCGTAACCATCGGCCTGCCCCGCGCAGTGTCGAGCTTTACCCACACGCTGACCTATACTTTCGGTTCGGCCTCCGGCACCATTGCCGAGGGCGCGGGCACAGAAGCGCAATGGGCGGTACCCTATGACCTTGCCGTGCAGATCCCCAACAACGCCAGCGGAACAGGCACGCTGACGTGCAAGACATACAGCGGCAGCACCCTCATAGGCACACAGTCAGTCAACTTTACCGCCACGGTGCCCAGCAACAGCACCACACAGCCCAGCGACACCATCGCCGTGTCGCCCGTCAGCTCTTTGGCGGCTCCCTTTAGCGGGCTATACATCCAAGGGCGCACCAAGGCCAAGATCACCCACACCGCCAGCGGCAAATATGGCGCAACCATCAAATCCTATGCCGCAACAGTGGACGGGCAGACCTACACAGGGCAGGCACCCACCACGGAGATTCTGGCGACGCCTGGAACGCTGCCAATCACCGGCACGGCCACCGACAGCCGCGGCATTACCGGCACGGCTACCACCTCCATTACGGTGCTGGCTTACACACCTCCCTCTGTGGAGCGCAACACCGCCACAGACGCCCTTATCTGCGCCCGCGCACTTGCTGACGGCACGCTGGATGATGACGGCACAGCGCTCTATGTGGCGTGCAGCCGCAAGTATGCCGGCTTGGGCGGCAATAACGCCGCCTCGGTGCAAGTCCGTTATAAGGCCGAATCCGGTGAGTGGTCTGATTGGGTCACGTTTTTTGCCGAGAGCGCAAGCGGAGATAACTATGCCGGCACCATTGTGGGGATAACGCTGGCGGTAGAATCCCCGTATACCATTGAGCTGCGGGCGGTGGACAAGCTGGGTGAATCCGGCGGCACGCTGTCTTTTGCAGTCCCCACATCCGAGGCGACTGTAGACTTGGGCGAGGGCGGCAACTCTCTGGGCGTAGGCCGCCGCGCCCATGTGGGCACGGAGAAGCGGCTTGACGTTGCGTGGGACTCGACATTTGAAAAAGATGTCAAGGTAGACGGGAATTTGTCTGTTCGAGCCACAAACTTGGGCGAAACACCGCTCAAGGTGGCGGTGCTGGATAGTTCGGGTGTTCTGTATTATCGGACACCGGCGGAATTAAAATCTGATTTGCCCTATGGGGATTATGTGGTGGAGCAAGGCACATTAGGCATATGGACATATCGCAAGTGGGATAGCGGGATCGCTGAATGCTGGCTAAGCACTGAACAATCTTTAACTTGCGCAGCGCCAAAATCTTTAATGGGCGGATACTACTCTTCCGTTGATTTAGAGACGCCTTTCACCTTTGCAAGTTACCTTGGAGGGGTGGGGGATTCCGCTCTTGGAACCGGTGTTGGCTTTACAAACGTAAGACCTCAATCCTCTAACTCGAAAATTTCGGTTTATTCGTGGGGCAACCAAAATGTTGCTACAATAAACATATTCGCTATTTACCTTTTTGGAAGATGGAAATAGCGTAAAAGGAGATCAACATGACCGATACCATTATCGTAGCTCTCATCACCGGCGGCCTGTCGCTGCTGGGGGTAATTATCACCAGCAACAAGACCACCCGGGATGTACAGGCCAAGCTTGACACGCAGCAGGCTGTCACCGACACGAAGCTGGAGGAGCTGACCCGGGAGGTGCGGGAACACAACAATTTCGCCCGCCGTGTGCCGGTGATGGAAGAGCAAATCAAAGTCATTAACCACCGGATCGCCGATCTGGAACAAACCCATCAGTAATTTTGTGTTGTGCCCGATTTGGGCACGGAAAGGAGCAAAAACCATGAAAATCCCCAACAAGCTGTACGACATTCTCAAGTGGGTGGTCATTATCGTGCTGCCCGCCGTGGCGACCCTGTATGCAGCCCTGTCCGCTGTCTGGGCGTGGCCGTACTCGGAGGAGGTCGTCACCACCATCACCGCCGTGGATACCTTCCTCGGCGCCGTGCTGTGCATCTCTGCGGCCACCTACAACAAGGGAGGCAAAGACAATGCCTAAAGTTTATCTGTCCCCCAGCAATCAGACCGAAAACCGCTACGCCTACGGCAACACCAACGAGGCCGAGCAGTGCGGCCGCATCGCCGAGGCCAGCCGCAAGGCGCTGGAGCGCAGCGGCGTGGAGGTGATGGTGGGGCACATGCCCTCCATGCAGGAAAAGGTGCGGGCGTCCGACGCTTTCGGCGCCGACCTCCACGTCCCCATCCACACCAATGCCTTTAACCACAGCGTCATGGGCACCCGTATGTTTTGCTACAACGCCACAGGCAAAGGCATGGCGGCCTGTAAGGCGATTTTTGCCCGCGTGGCGCCCCTGTCTCCTGGCACCAGCGAAAACATTCAGGTGAACCCGAAGCTCTACGAGGTACGGGTGCCCAAGGCGCCCACGGCCTATCTGGAGTGTGAATTCCACGACACCGTGGAGGGTGCCAGATGGATCGTGGAGAACGCCGCCGCCATCGGCGAGGCCATCGCCCGCGGCATCTGCGACTACTTCGGCGTGACATTTAAGGAAAAGGAGAAGCCCGCCACCACCGATAAGCTCTACCGGGTGCAGGTGGGCGCATTCGCCAACAAGGAGAACGCTGAAAAGATGCTCCGGCGACTGAAGGACGCAGGGTTTGAGGGGTACATCCGAGAGTGGTAAAACAAACCCACTGGAGGGCGCAGAGGATACCGATACGCCGACCTCGCGCTCGTGCATAAAGCATCCGCACCTCCACGGCTATTTTTTTGTGTATGAACAGAAACCACAAGGCCGTAAGGGATTTTCTGTCAAATCTGCCGCCGAAACGAGCCGTTGCTTTTGTTGATTCTTTTTTGCTTCCTGACAATGAAGCGATGGTGGTTATAGAATGCGATGTGCGCCGCAAAAGTTGCGTACAGGTATCTATGGAGCGGAATATGTCCGTTGAAACCGTAAAGCGGCACAGATGCAGAGCGTATCATAAAATTGCACAAGAACTATTTATCCCCCTGCCTTAACCGGCGGGGGGATTTTTGCTTTTTTTGACACTTTTCAGGCACTTTCGGGTGCCTGTTTTTTTGTACCATAAAAGCAGAAAGAAGGTGGCAAAATGTACGAACGGCTTATAGCCTGCGGTTACACGGAGCAAATGGCAAGGGATATTTTGACCTTGTTCCAAGACCCGGAAGAATTGCGGATATATGTATATTTTGCCGAACTGTTTTGTAAAGAAAGGACGGTATGTTGATGGCATTTAATCCTTATTATCAGAATCCATATCAGCCGATGGGATATAACGGCCAGTACGGAAATTATGCCCCCCAGAACGCCGCAGGAGCCACGCAAGCGTTTGCGTGCCAAATTACAAGGGTAAACGGTAGAAACGGCGCAGAGGCTTTCAGAATGGCCCCAAACAGCTCCATTCTGCTGATGGATGAAAACGACCCCATTGTGTGGATGAAACAGACGGACGGCGCCGGGTATGCAACGGTAACGCCTTACACGGTTTCTCCGTATCAGGATACCCCGCCTGTGGATGTAAGCAGTCTGGAAGAACGCGTAAAGAGATTGGAGGACACAATCAATGGCAAATCCAATGATGCAAATGCTGATGGGAAGCGGAAGCCGAAAGCCGAATAACCCCCTTGCGATGGTGGCAGAGTTCCGAAAATTTGCTGCCGGCATGACCCCGCAAAAAGCACAGCAGGAAATCGAGCGGTTACTAACTTCTGGGCAAATGAGCAAAGAGCAGTTTGCCGATTTGCAGAAACAAGCAAAGGACTTTATGCAATTCCTAAAATAGGCCGGGTCGACACGGTTTATTTATAAAAATTTATGAAAGGAGTTTTCCACATGGAGAACGGTATGTCTCTTAGCGATATCGCCGCTGTGACGCGCGGTACAAACGAAGAAAACGGCTGGGGCTCCGGCTGGTTTCTCATCGTTGTTCTGTTCCTGTTCATGTTCGGTTTCGGCGGCAACGGCTGGAATCGGCAGGGTGAGTTCGGGCAGTTCGCTACCGCTGCCAGCCAGCAGGAGATTCTCTTCGGCCAGCAGTTTGGGCAGCTCAACGACCGCCTGACCAACATCGGTAACGGCATCTGCAATCTCGGGTACGAGATGCAGGGCGGCATCGGGCAGTTGGGCAAGGAGATGGCTTTGGCGCAGAACGGCACCAACATGACCATCATGCAGACCAGCAACAGCATCCAGAGCCAGATGGCGCAGTGCTGCTGCGACACCCAGCGGGCCATTGATGGCGTAAACGCCAACATCGAGGCCAAGTTTGCGGCGCTGGAGAAGTCTCAGCTTGAGCAGCGCATTGCGGAACAGTCCGCCCGCATTGCAAGCCTTGAGATGGACAATCGGATGTATGGCGTGGTTCGCTATCCCAACGGCTACACCTACAACGCCGGTAATTCCCCCTTCTGCGGCTGCAATAGCTGCTGCGGCGCAAACATCTGACAAAATCGAAAGGCCCCTTTTGGCCGGGTGATGGGCGGGGCTTGTGTCCCGCCCCTTTAATTTAGAAAGGAGATTTTACAATGTCTTGCAAATCTGCGATTTACACTGCTATGCAGACCCCCACGGAGGTTGCCGTAAATGGTGTTATCCCTCTGGGAAGTCTTATCCGCCGCTATGGATGTGATATTTCTTTGAACGGAAACGCTGTCAATATCGTTAGCAAAGGATATTATGATGTCGATGTGTCCATCACTGTATCCCCCACGGCGGCAGGGACGGTCACTGCAACGCTTATCAAGGACGGCGTGGTTGTTCCCGGTGCAACAGCCTCCGCAAATGCTGCGGCTGGCGCGCCTGTTGCGCTGGCATTCCCCGCTCTTGTGCGTCAGGCGTGTTGCGCATCCGGCTCTGCGCTGTCGCTGGTACTGACTGGCGCGGCATCCACAGTTAGTAATGTTGCCCTCCGGGTACAGCGCATCTGATGGAGGTGCGGGATGAAAGTTATTGAGAAATTGGAAAATTTTATCGATAGCGAGATCCACGATGCAGAAGTATATGCAAAGTGCGCCCTAAAATACAAGGAATCCGACCCCACGCTTGCGAAACTGTTTTACGATTTGTCCACGGAAGAAATGCGGCACATGGATTTGCTACATGGAGAAGTTGTACGCCAGATTGAGCAGTATCGCAAGGCAAATGGTGAACCGCCCGCCTCCATGCAGGCTATCTATGATTATCTGCACGAGAAGCAAATCGACAAAGCAAATGATGTAAAGAGCTGCCAAAGCATGTATCGCAATGGGTAAATATCGCCCGAAAAGTGATAGTAATTTGATAGTAACCCAAACGATACGGCGCGGTATAGCGTAACATTTTCGCAAGAAAAACACCAATAAATACCGCACTATACCGCTTTATTGCAACAATATACTGCGCTTTTCGAACTGGCTTACGCCTTTTAAGCAGGGTGTCCGGGGTTCGAATCCCCGACGGGGCACCAAAAAAAGCCTTGAAACTCAACGGTTTCAAGGCTTTTTCTCTTTTGCTTATTTTTTATTTGTTAGTAACGTGTTAGTAACAGCATCCACAAGTGTCTGCGCGTCGATGTGCGTATATATGTTTGCGGTGGTGGAATAATCTGCGTGTCCGAGTATTTTTTGCAGCATTTCCGGTGGCAATCTCTCTTTTACCGCCCGGGACGCGTATGTGTGGCGTGTTGCGTGCGGGGTCTTGCGCTCTATGCCCAGCCGGTCAAGAAGTGGGTAAAAATCACGCCTGCGGAAGTTCGCCGGTACTTTTTGCCCATCGTAGCCGGATAACAGCAGCTCCCCCGTTGCTCGCTTCGCAAAGTAGGCAAAGTATTGTTTCCCCTCCGGGCGAATGGGGATAATTCGGTTTCGCCCGGCTTCTGTTTTTTCGCCGCCGATCACATAATCGCCGTGATAGTCTGCCAGCGGCAAAGAAAACAATTCCCCGATACGCATGCCCGTTGCCAGCAGCATCAAGACAATTTTCGCCGCATCGCTGTTGTCGAATTTCAATTTACGGATATCTTCCTCCGTGAAGATGTCCTTTTCTTTTTTTATATTTTCTGGCAGCCGGACAAATTTTGCAAAATTTGTTGTGCAGATTTCCTCTCGGATTGCCCAGTTCGACATCTGCGTTATCAGCTGCTTGTACTTGTTCACGGTGGAATGGCTCTTGGCCATGTGTGGGTCAAGTACGGCCTGAAAGTCTGCGGTGCGGAGATCGCGAAACTTTTTCCCGTGCAACGGCGTAAATATGCGGTAGGCGTTGTTATATGATTCTATCCCCTGCTTGCCGATTTCCTTGTAATGCTCCTCTTTCCACGCATCAAAGACTTCCGCAAAGGTCATATTATACCGCTCCGTTAAGCTCTTGCCGTTCAACCGCTCCAAAGCGTCCAAAGCGTCCGTTTTGCGCTCATAGTGCCCGATAATCACTTTGTTTTTCGCGGCCACCCAAGGCGATTTTCTACGCCCCGCCAGTTTGTATACAGTTCCGGTGCCGTTTGCCCTCTTCGAAGCCTTGCGCCGCTCTGTTACCTGTTTTTTGCCACAGATATGGCAATATACAGCACCCGGGACAAGAGTTGTTCCGCATTTAATGCAGTTGCTCATTTTTCTGCTTCCTCGCCTTGTTTGGTTTTTTTGTCCGCCGCAAGAGTGGACAATAGCACGGATGTAAGTACGCCGATACCCACCGCCAAAAGCGCAATGAAAATCCATGCAATCGTTCCGGCTGTCTTGGATCGGATCAGGCCTTCGTCCTGCACACGGTAATCAAGCGCCACATACCATGTAACTATACCCAGCAGGATAGCGGACAGCAGCGATGTGATATACAGCATCGTGCGCTGCCGCCTTGCTTTTTTCTTCTGCTCCTCTGCTGATTTAGACAGCTCATCGTATGCGCCCTCTATCCGTGCAATGCGCACATCCTCGTCATGGACTTGCTGAAGCTGCTTGATTTGGTCTTGCGCCAAAACAACCTCTACAATGCCAAAGTAACGGTCCATAGACACCCCCAGCACCTTGCAGATGGGGCCAGCCGCATACACGCCTGGTGCTTTCGATGTGGATGCAAAAAAGTTGTTAACGCTGGACAAAGGCACACCGGATTGGTCTGCTATCTCCTGCGCCGTGATGTGCTGTTCCAGTTTTGCGTCCCGGCAAGTGTCCTGCAACGATTTCTCCATGTTTAATTGCCTTCTTCCCCTTTTTCGGGCATAGCCCGCATTATTTTGCAAACCCCAAATTTGGGGATATTGCCTTTTTTCGGGATTGCACCGCCCGATTTGTTTTTGATATGGTATAGGTGCAAACGATAAACCGTTAGGTGATTCGTGGGCAATACCCTCCCCGTCCGGTGCGGGGATGGGGAGGGTAGAACAAAATTTCTATTTTCTACGATTTTGTTGCCCTGAACTATGCAACAAATGTCGTTTTTTAGGGTAAAGGTGAAAATACTTTACTTGGAGGGCGTACAAATGATGACTTTTCCCCCAAAATGTGGTATACTTAATGAAACACCTGTACGGGAACGACTAAAAGAGGAAATTACGACTCTGACAGACCGCCAGGCTGAATATGTTTTAGGGAGGTTGCAAAATGAAAGAGATTGTTGGTCTATTGGTAGCAATGCTGGTCAGCTCCAATGTCTGGCTTTGGATCAATCTGTGGAATCTTAAAAATGAACATTTCGAGTTTGCAGAGCGCATGATCGGATGGCTAACAGAACTTTGCCAACAGCCATCCGAGGATGGTTCCGGCAAGTGTTCCGAGCAACCCGCCGACAAAGTATAAATCCGCCTTGCGCTCTGCCCGCTTTCTCAGAAATTCTTCGCGCTGGAGTTTCTCGACATAATGTGGCGCCGTTTTCCCAAGCGCAACATCTGGAATTTTGATTTTTTCTCCATTTACTTCAATGTAATCGTTCATAGCAACCTCTTAGCTTCGAGTACAATGCCCAATAGCTTCTCGCATTGCTCATCGGTCAAACCATCAACTGCATCAAGCAACGCTTTCCGTGCTGCGCTCAATCCCTCGGCATTTATGCCGGGGGCTTTTTTTATGCCCGGGTCATCCGTTTCGCCCTTTAGCCACTCCACGGATACATTGTAGATGTCGGCAATCTGATAGACATACGAAGTATACGAAGTGCTACGCCCATTCATCCAATCAGATACTACATTTCCGCTTTTCAAGTTCAGTTTGTTTGCGAACTCTTTTAATGCCCCGTGCACAAACTTCCCGTCAGGCTTCTTGGGAATAAGAGAAAGTATGCGTGTCAGCACAATGTCCATAAAACACCAACCAAATTTGTCACAATTACCAAAATGCATATTTTTCACGATTACCTATTGCAAATCGCGAGAATATGAGGTATCTTTATATCAGGCCCACCGGAAAAGGGTACAAAAACACCAGCCCCCACGAAAGCGGCTTTTAACAATTTCTTTTGGCGAAGGTATTGTACCGCAGTTTTTGTGGAGTGTCAAGTGTGAAACCTCATGAATATGAGTTTTTCGGTGGGCGTTGACTGCGGCGGGGATAGAAAAACCGCCCCGTGCGGTAACACGAGGCGGCTGTCCGGTCACTTAGACCGGCGGTTGGACAAGGCAGACGCTGCAATCGTTTTGGTGGTCTTGCTGGTCTTTCCGCTGCTCAAAGCTTTTGACGCCTTGGACGCAACGGTCTTGCTTGTCCGCACAGAGTTTTTGGCCATTGGTTCACCTCCTTTCGTCAAGCCAACAAACGAGCGGAGGTAAACCGGCAATCCCTGCAGAAACATTGTAGCATATGCCCCCGCCGCAGTCAATGAAATCTCACATATAAGGAGGGAATGAAATTTGACATTGAGAGAAATGCGGGATAGAGCAAATCTTTCCTGCGCACAGGTAGGCAAGAAACTGTTTGTTGACCAGTCCTGCGTAAGACATTGGGAATACGGAGACTGGGCACCGGCACGGAAGTACTACAAGAAAATGGCGAAGCTGTACGGCGTGTCGGAGGAGGAGATTAAGGCTGCTGCGGAAGCTATCCGGGCGGCGAATAAGGAGGAACGATGATTAAGACGATGACGATGCAAGAGTGCATGGAGCATCTTCGGGTGCATGGACTGAGCATTTCACAGGACACGCTGGCGAACGGGATCGAACAGGGTGTGTATCCTTTTGGACTGTGCGTTATCGGAGGGAAACGGCGTGTTTTTCAGATTTTTTCCAATCTGCTGGACAAGTGGATTGCGGAGCGGGAGGAGTAAACATGACCAACCAAGAATACAGGGCGCTGGAGGATGCTTTTCTGGCACGGCACGATGCGCTGTGCGAAGATAAGAACCCGCTGGAGTGCGATTGTCCGGCCTGCCCCTGCAAGGGTATGTGTGATGCGCTTTGCGCTGCGGAGGTGAATTGATGGACGGATATACATTGACGCTGGTCATCATCGGAGCCGCAACGGTCAGCTATTGGTTTGTGCGGCTGGTGGACAAGCTGGATAGACCCAGCAAGTGAGAATTTGGGAGGAATAAAGATGCAAAAACATTACTACGCCATCGTGGCTGAAAAGTGCGGCGTCCGGGTAATTATGCGTTCGGAGCGCAATGTGACCGAGGTGGGCGATCTGGTTTGCGGCAGCAATAAGACAACCGCATATTCCGTGTACAAGGTCATCACAGAGCCACACTTTGTTCTGTGCGGAACCAGCGATGACGATTTCCTGAACGCCATGTATGCGGGGGATATACCCCAGGTTTCCAAGGTCACCCGGGATGTGTGGAAGCTGGAGCCGGAAAAGGAGGATGCATCCGATGTGGACAACTGATCCGGTATGGGACGCGGAGTGCTACGCCGAAGAGCAGGACAGGCAGACTGACCGGTGCCCCGTGTGCGACTGCTGCGGGGAGCCGATTCAGGAGGATTGTGCATTGCATTACAAGGGGGTTTGGCTCTGTGGCGAGTGCGTCAGCAATAATGAGGAGTATATCGAGGAGGCGTGGGAATGAGCGATAACGGAGGAAAAGGAATGCTTAAATCATTTGATGAACTTGTAAAACTGGATGTGCGTCCTTACTGCGATGTGCGGGATGCAAAGGACGAAAGCGGGGAATTAATTAAAGTCCCCTATTTGAGCTGGGCAAAGTGCGTGAAACTGCTGCACGAAAACGGCGCGGAATCCGTTTGGTATGCGCCCGTTGAATGCCCGGAAACAAAGACCTATCTTTGGCCGCAGGCAAAAGTAGTCACGAGTAAGGGGCGGGAAACCGAGTGCTGGTTTGTGCGGGTGCTGATCCACATTGACGGCATGGAATACACCTATGACACCCCGCTGCTGAACGGATCTCTTGTTGTATACACCGATACGCTGAACCAGCTCCGCATAAACAATGCCCTGGCGAGAGCATTTGTGAAGGGCGTTGCTGTCCGCACGGGGCTTGGATTTGACTTGTGGGCAGGGGGAGATACCGACGATGGCGAGGACGATTTGAGCCGCCATAGCATTTGGGCAATAAAAGAGCGGCTGGAAAGGCTCATCACCATCAAGGAAAAGAACGGCCTTGACCACCGAGATTTGCTGGCCAGTGTTGGCATTAGCGACAAGCAGCTAAATAACCTTATGGGATATTTCGCGACGATTGACAAGCTTGAAAAGGCGGTCAGCAAACTGTGATACGGAACCACGATAGGAGCGGATGGTTTGGAGCGTCGGACACGGCTGCGATTATGGGATCGTGGGACACAGAAACATTCCGCAGATGGTGGGCTGTAAAGCTTGGTATTCGGCAAGACCATTTTGCCAATGCGGCGATGCAGGCCGGAACGGCATACGAACACAAGATACTGGATGCCGCAAATGTCCAAACGAGAGATAGGCAGATAAAAGTGCGCTGTTTGCGGCTGCGCGTGAATTACGACGGGGAAACCCGCGACATGATACACGAGGTCAAAACGCACAGCAAGCCCGTTTTTAAGGTCACCAAGGGATATTGGATGCAGTGTCAAGTGGAGATGTACGCCAGCGGATGCGGAATCTTTAGAAAGCGGAAAGCCTGCCAAATCATCGCATATCGGATGTCACCGGCGGAATATGAGAATTTTTTCCTTCCGATCGACATGAATAGGCTTTCCGCTCACAAGGTCGAGTATGACAGCGAGTGGATAGAATCGCAGTATCTCCCACGCCTGCGATATTTGGCAAAATGCTTAAAGCGCGGGAAGTGGCCGCAGTCAGAGGAGGTAATATGCAGCAAGTAACCGTTGATGCCGCCCGGTGGCAGCAGGACAGCGATGGGGCGTGGCTGTGCCTCCGGGTACAGTCCCCCCAGTCGGCAATGGCCGTGTGCGACGAGCTGCAGCCGGACAAGCAGTATGTGGCGCAGATCAAACGCAAGGGCCGGAGCCTTGACGCAAATGCGTATGCGTGGGTTCTGATGGACAAGCTGGCGGCGCACTATGGGATTCCGAGGAATGATGTGTACCGGGAGGAAATCAAGATCATCGGTGGCGTAAGCGATGTTCTGTGCATTGTATCAAAGGCGGCGGACGAGTTCTGCCGAAAATGGGAATCCAAGGGAACAGGCTGGATGGCAGAGCAAGGGCCGAGCAAAATTCCCGGCTGCGTGAATGTGACCGTCTGGTACGGCTCCAGCACCTACGATGTGGAGCAGATGAGCCGCCTTATCGACCAAATTGTTGCCGATTGCAGGGAAGTAAACATCGAGACGCTGACCCCGCAAGAGCTGGATTCCCTGAAATCTCGCTGGGGCGAAGCCCAGCCGCTGGGAGGTGATAAAGGTGACTGACAATAGACGGTGTTTTCTCTGTGGCAGAAATGGCGCAAGTGACCCGCTGGAGCGGCACCACATCTTCGGTGGGGCATACCGAAACAAAAGCGAGAAATACGGCCTTGTGGTGTATCTCTGCGGCGACCGGTGCCATAGAAATGGGAGCCTATCCGTACACCGCAACGGAAATCAAATGCGTCTGCTGCGCCGATATGGTCAGTTAAAGGCCATGCGGGAGCATGGGTGGACGGAAGATGACTTCCGGCGAGAATTCGGAAAAAGCTATTTGTAAGGAGGAAAAATATGGTAAACAGAATGATTTTGCAGGGGCGGCTTTGCTCTGACCCCGAACGCAGAGCCACACAGAACGGGGCAACGGTGTGCAGCTTCCGCGTGGCGTGGAGCGAAAAGGTAAAGGACAGAGAAACAAAGCTGTTCCTCCCCTGTGTGGCATGGCAGGGTACGGCGGAGATGATTTGCAGCCACTTTACCAAAGGCAAGGAGATCATCGTAGAGGGCAAGCTCTCCAGCCGGGACTATGAGGACAAGACCGGCAACAAGCGCACTGTGGTGGAGCTGACTGCCGACAGGGTGCATTTCTGCGGCAGCAAGGATGCTACGCAGAAGCCTACGCAGACCTTCGCGGAGATTTCCGAGGACGACGGCGATTTTCCGTTTTAAGGCGGTGGCGTAAGTGGAGAGGGCACAATTTACGTTTTACCGCAGCTACAGGGATGCGCTGCGGGCGCTCCCCCCGAAGGAGTTCAAGGCGGCGGTGCTTGCCATCTGCGATTATGCGCTTGACGAGGCAGAGCCGGATTTGACCGGAATCCCAAATTCTGTTTTTATTTTGATTCGCCCAACGCTGGACAGTGGGAGAATCAAAGCTGCAAACAGGGCGAAGAAAGCGGTAACAAACGCAGAACAAACGCATAACAAAAAGCAAACAAAGCAAAAACAAACCCGCAAGGAGAAAGAGGGGGGGAAAGAGGGAGAGAAGGAGGGAGAGAAGGAGAACGATAGTTCTCCCCCTATAGTCCCCCCCGACGGTCTCGCTTCTCTTTCACCGGCTTTGCGCGGCGCTGTGGAAGACTGGCTGCGATACAAGACCGAGAAGCGGGAGCCTTACAAGCCCCAGGGGCTGAAATCTCTTGTCACAGAGGTGAAAAACAACGCGGACAGGTACGGAGATGCTGCGGTCATTAAGGTCATTACCCAGAGCATGAGCAATAACTACCGCGGCATTGTTTTCGACTGGCTCAAAAAGGCGCCTGATAGCGGCAAGAGCGGTAATGTCTTTTTGGACATGCTGCACGAAAGGGGCGGGGCACAATGACGGTGGACGATACCTTGAAGATCATGGCTGTGCTGAAAGCGTCCTACCCGTCTTTTTACCGGGACATGACCCGAAAGGACGCGGAAGGGATCGTGAATCTCTGGGCAGAGATGTTTGCGGGGGACGATTACCGGCTGGTAGCCGCTGCCGTAAAAGCGCTAATCGCATCGGATAGCAAGGGATTCCCGCCCGTCATTGGCCAGGTGAAAGACAAACTCCGGCTGTTGACGGACAAGAAGGACATGACCGAGCAGGAGGCGTGGGGGCTTGTGGCAAAAGCCGTGCGCAATGGAATCTGGGGATCGCAGGAGGAATTTGACAAACTCCCGGAGGAAGTCAGGCGCATTGTGGGCGGACCCGAACAGCTCCGCAGCTGGGCGATGATGGATAGCGACAGCCTGCATAGCGTGGTGGCCAGCAATTTCCAGCGCGCCTACCGAGTGCGGGCGGCGCAGCGGAAAGAGTATGCGGCGCTGCCTGCGGACGTCAAGGCCGTGGTGGAGCAGATAGCGGGTGGCGGCATGAAGATGCTGGAGGGCGGAGAATGAAGCACTTAGGCGATATTTGCAAGATAAACGGCGCTGAGATTGAGCCTGTGTGGTGCATCACAGGCGGCAGCCCGTGTCAGGACTTGAGCATTGCCGGAAAGAGAGCGGGGCTGGCAGGCGCCCGAAGCGGCCTGTTTATGGAGCAGGTGCGCATTGCAAAAGAAATGCGGGAGGAGGACAAGAGAAATGGACGGACAGGTGAGTTTATTCGCCCTCGATACCTCGTATGGGAGAACGTGCCAGGCGCGTTCAGCAGCAACAAAGGGCGGGACTTCGCGGCAGTCCTCGAAGAGATCATCCGCATCGTCGAACCGGAAGCCGCCGGTATTGATGTGCCTGCAAAGGGTTGGCCGACTTGGGGAGGATACCACGACTGCATGGGTGGACGATGGAGCGTGGCTTGGAGAGTGCATGACGCGCAATACTGGGGAGTGCCCCAACGTCGCCGTAGAATCTCGCTTGTCGCAGATTTTGGAGGCGACACCGCCGGCGAAATACTCTTTGACCGCAAAAGCGTGCCTGGGGATCTTGCGGAGAGCGGAGCGGCGGGGGAAAGACTTGCCGAAGCTGCTGAAAGCGGTTTTAATCCGGCAGTCGCAAGGAGCCTCACCGCAAGAGCAGACGGAAGCCCCTGCGCCGACAGAGGCCCCAACATCGTATGCAGTCCGCATCAGGGGGGGGTGTGACGGCGGAGGAAAAGGCGCGTTAGTGCAGACGGAGAAAAGCGGGACGCTTGGCACCGGCAACGACCAGACGATATTTGCGGCAATCCCTATCAACGACAAAGCCACCAGATGGCAGGGCGGCGGTGAAAGCCGCAACCACGATGGAAGCGGGAACGGGCTGGGAATAGGCAGGGACGGAGACCCGTCACCGACGCTTACCGCAGGAGACCGGCACGGAGTGATGGCGGTGGCGCTGGATATGACACACGCCTGCGACGTTATCCGCGAGTGCGGGGAGCAAGTATCGGCATTACAGGCGCGAATGGGGACAGGCGGCAACCAAGTGCCGCTTACATACGGTATCGGCAACGGACAAGCCCATGAAGCCAGCATTATGACTGAGGAAGTCAGCCAGACACTGAACACCATGCACGATGCCCAGGCGATTTTATCCCAGCCCAAAAGCGCGATGGAAGAAAACTGGGCGGAAAGCGAAACGAAGAACGCATTACGCGCCGGAGAAAGCAAAGTGAGCCACGCGGTGATGTGTGAGGACGTGAGCCACGCGCTGCGTGCAAAGGCTGCCTGCGCGTACCGGGAGGATGCGGAGACATACCCGGTACAGAACATGGTCGTGCGCCGCCTGACGCCGATGGAGTGCGAACGGCTGCAAGGTTTCCCGAACCACTGGACTGACATCGGCGAGTGGACGGACGAAAAGGGCAAGGAGCACAAGGACGCGGACAGCCCCCGGTACAAAGCACTGGGTAACTCCATCGCCCTGCCCTTCTGGGAGTGGATGCTGCGGCGCATGGCGCGGTATCTGCCGGAGCGGGCAACGCTGGGGAGCCTGTTTGACGGCATAGGCGGATTCCCGCTTTGCTGGGAGCGCATTCACGGCCAAAGAACGGCCAGATGGGCGAGCGAGATCGAGCAGTTTCCCGTTGCTGTGACAAAAATACGATTTCCGGAGGAAGGAGAAGAAGATGGCATTTGAAATGATCCGAGGGGTTACATACACCCGCCAAAACCTTGAAGCGCTTACGGGTATGCCCGACAGGGCGAACCGGCAGATGATCCGAGCCCAGCGGCGGCAGGGGGTGCCCATTGTGGCTCTTCCGGATGGCGGCTACAAACTGGCCGAGACAGACGAGGAGAAGAAGATGCTCCTTGCCATGTACCGCAAGCGGGCTTTGGACGAGCTGGGCACATACCACCGCCTTGCCAAAGCAATGCAGGTGGATGGGCAGATGGAGGTGGCGGGGTATGAAATGGTATAACACTCCGTTGACGAACGAGGCTGCCAAGAAATTGCTATCCCTTGATTTGGATGACAAGGTCATCACAAGCGTTGAGAAACTGTATGAGTGGTACACCGTGTGGGGCGGACAGTGTTATGTTTCATTTTCCGGTGGAAAGGACAGCACGGTGCTGGCGTATCTGGCGGCTTGGTACTTTTCGAGCTTCAGGACACCGCCGTGGGAGCTGAACTTGGTGTTTGTGAACACTGGGTTGGAGTACCCGGAGATACAGAAGTTCGTCAACGAGTACGCCGACTGGCTGCGGAGGGAGTTTCCCCGCGTGAACGTAAACCTTCACCGTCTACGCCCGAAGATGAACATTCGGCAGGTGGTGACGAAGTACGGGTACAGCATCGTGAGCAAAGAGGTGGCCGCTTATGTTGAGGAAGCGAGAATAAAGCCGGACGGACGTTCTGCGGCTCGACTTCGTGGAGAATACTTGAGAAGTAATGGAACTCCAAGCGATTTTAACTGTCAAAAGTGGGAGTATCTTTTATTCGCACCATTCGCAATATCGTCAAGATGCTGCGCGGTAATGAAAAAGCAGCCCATGAACGGCTATGCGAGAAAAACGCAGCGTGTCCCTACTATGGCTACAATGGCGCAGGAAAGTCGGTTAAGAACGAAGGTGTGGTTAAAAACTGGGTGCAATGCCTTTGAAGGGAAACACCCAGCAGGAAAGCCCATGAGCTTTTGGACGGAGCAGGACGTGCTTCGCTTCATCGTAGACCGCCAACTCCCCTACGCCAGCGTGTACGGCGAAATCGTAGCAAACGATGGCGAGAACGACTACGATGCGACGCTGACGGAATGCCCGCTGCACTGTACGGGATGCCAGCGCACGGGCTGCATGTTCTGCGCGTTCGGCGCTCATCTCGAAAAGGGAGAAAACCGGTTTGAGCGCATGAAGCACACGCACCCGAAGCACTATGACTTTTGCATCGGCGGCGGGGCGTATGACCCTGTGGACGGTCTGTGGAAGCCAACTGAAAAGGGGCTTGGCTACGCCAGAGTATTGGATTACATCGGAGTGAGGTATTGAGATGACGGTATACATGCGAGTAAGCCGGGACAAGTACGAGCTACCGGATGCCGTTGCGGAATCTATTATCGAGCTGGCCAACATTTGCGGCGTCAGCTGGCGGACGATCTACCGGGCCGTGTACGGAGGCAAGCGTACCAAAGGGCGGCCCAAGTATGTGGCCGTACCAATAGGGGAGGGAGACGATGATTGAGATCACGGTGCCGCTGGCGCCCGTCACAAAGAAAAACTCTATGCGGATCATGCATAGCAGCAAAACGGGGAGGCCGTTTATTATGCCGTCCCAGAAGTATATGGACTACGAGGCGGAAGCTGTATGGCACTGCAAAAAGGCCAGAGTGCAGCGTCCCATTGAGGAGCCTGTGGAGGTCAAATGCCTGTTTTATATGCCTACCCGGCGGCGAGTGGATTTGACAAATCTGCTGGAATCCATCGACGATGTGCTCGTAGGGGCCGGTGTGCTCAAGGACGACCACAGCGGCATTATCGTTAGCCACGATGGGAGTCGGGTGCTGTACGACAAGCAGAATCCACGCACGGAGGTGTACATAGCCGACTATGAATGATTTTGATTACGACTGCATGCAGAAAAAACGCATAGCGATGGGTGCATTTGCACACATCAACAGAAAACGCGGTGGGTGTTCGCTCCCCAGCGACACCCTCACCGAAAAGCAGAGGAAGGAGAAAAACGGAGAAGTGAAAAGCTATAATATCACGCGGCCTATGCCGTGGCATGAATTTAAGGCTATGCCGGAGGATCTGAAGCGCGAGTTTTTCCGCAACATGCAATCTTTCGGTGGTACGGCCAAATGGCTTGCGGAGGAAATGGGCGCATCCGATCAAACAATTATAGCCTACGCCGAAAGGGTAGGCGCACCTTTCCGGCGCGGCGGAAGAAACGCGGGGATGTGGCAGCGTAAAATCATGGAGTGGGCTAATGCGGATGCGGTGGACATACATACGGCGGATGCGCAGGTTGAGGGGGGGCACATCATCTCCGATGCGCCGAAAGCCGAAAAGCCGAATATCGGCGTAAAGCTGCTACATGCCCGGCTGGAGATGAGCGGCAATAGGGAGTCCCTGCTGGCAAATCTGCGGGTGCTGATGCCGGATGAAGGGCGGGTGACGGTGGAATGGTGAAAAGAAGCGTGTTAATCGCGGCGCTGCTTGTAGCAATCTTGGGGGCATTGGGCATTGCGTCTGCCACGGAGGACAGCGGGCAAACGCAGGAGACTGTAGTTGTGCCGCCGGGGGTGGTTCTGCCCCGCGATGAGCCGCAGGAGACCCAGGAGACGCGGACGTGCGTATTTACCGTAACTGCATATTGCCCGTGCTGGAAATGCTGTGGAGCCTATGCAAACGGCTATACAGCCACCGGCGCAAAAGCCACGCAGGGCGTGACGGTCGCCGCAGACCCGGATGTGCTGCCGATGGGCACGGAGATACAGATAGATGGCCATACATACACCGTGCAGGACACCGGCGGCGCCATTGCCGGGAATCGGCTGGATCTGTATTTTGACAGCCACGAGGACGCCTTGCGGTGGGGCGTGCAAGAAAAAGTTGTGAGGTGGGCCGAATGAATCAAATCGCGCTGAATGTAGACTGCATGGAGTATATGCAGGCGCTACCGGATAAAGCATTTGATCTTGCCATTGTTGACCCACCGTATGGAATTAGCATTCATGATAGTGGCCGATTGAAAAAATACAATGCCACTGAAACAAGATGGGACGATGCGACTCCGGGTGATGTGTATTTTAGCGAATTAAAAAGATGCAGCAAAAACCAAATAATATGGGGGGGGAATTATTACGATCTTCCGCCTTGTAGGGGATTTGTTATTTGGGACAAAAAGCAGCCGGAAGATATTTCTTTTGCATCTTGCGAATTTGCATGGACTTCTTTCGATACATCTGCGAGAACTTTTTATTACTCGCCGTTGCAAGAAAAGGGGCAAAGAATTCATCCAACGCAAAAGCCCGTGGCATTGTACGAGTGGCTGCTGATGAAGTACGCCAAAGAAGGCTGGCGCATACTGGATACACACTTGGGCAGTGGAAGCAGCAGGATAGCTGCTTACAACCTCGGCTTTGAGTTTGTGGGGTGCGAGATCGAACCGACATATTTCCAACTGCAAGAACAGCGGTTTGCGGATCATACGGCGCAGGAAAGGATGTGGTAGGAGTGAAAAGCCCCTGCGTAAAAGATTGCCCGGACAGGCTCCCCTGCGGGGCCTGCCGGAAGAGCTGCGAGGCGTTCCGGGCATATGAGGCCAAGCGGCTGGAGGAAAAGCCCTGGGTGGATCGGTCCAACACCGCCGCCCGGGAGCGCTATGTGCGGCAGAGCGCAAGGTTTGCAAAGGCTGGGAAACGACACATGAGATAGGAGGATGACAATATCAACGAGGCGCACCGCTACTTTACGGCGGAGGCGGATATCAACGTGAATAAGCTCAGAGAGAGCTTCAAATTTTAATAAAAATCAGGAGGAATTTATCATGAACAATCAGGACTATATCGTTCGCTGTGACCGTGCAGGAGTATTCTTCGGCAAGATCAAGGAACGCAACGGCTCCGAGATCACCATGACTGAGGTTCGTAAGTTGTGGGGCTGGGACGGCGCGTGTGCCGTTGAGCAGTTGGCGCAGGATGGCACAAAAACACCGGGCAACTGCCGTTTTACCGTGACGATCCCGGAAATGACTGTGCTGGGCGCGATCCAGATCATCCCGTGCACGGATAAGGCATCGGTATCGCTTCGCGGCGTAAAGGAGTGGAGGAGATGACGCTTGATGATAAGGTCAAGGCATTCCTGTCAGTGAACTCCGGCGACGGCTCCGGCTACGGCGACGGCTCCGGCGACGGCTCCGGCTACGGCTACGGCGACGGCTCCGGCGACGGCTCCGGCTACGGCTACGGCTCCGGCTCCGGCGACGGCTCCGGCTACGGCTACGGCTCCGGCTACGGCGACGGCTCCGGCTACGGCGACGGCTCCGGCTCCGGCTACGGCTCCGGCTCCGGCGACGGCTCCGGCTACGGCTCCGGCTACGGCGACGGCTACGGAATTAAGAGCTTCAATCGGGAAACGGTCTATCGAATTGACGGCGTAAACACGCTGATTCGTTCCGTGCGCGGCAACACTGCGCACGGGACAATCGTGAACGTCGGTTTGACGCTCACGCCGTGCTACATCGTCAAGCAGGACAATGTTTTTGCACACGGCGAAACGCTGCGCGAAGCAATGGAGGCGCTGCGAGACAAGCTTTTCGAGGATATGCCGGAAGACGAACGTATAGATGCGTTCCTGCGCGAAACCGACCGCGAGAAAGCATATCCGACACAGTATTTTTACGACTGGCATCACCGATTGACCGGATCGTGTGACATGGGCAGAAAACAGTTTGCTCGCGATCACGGCGCTGACCTTGAGCACGGCATGATGACGCTGACGGAGTTTTTGGAGTTGACCAAAAACTCTTACGGCGGCGATGTGATCCGAAAAGTGATTAGTAAGATGCAGGAGGTGGAGTGATGCGGTTAACTATTGTCTTCAAGGACGAGTTTGAGGAGCACATGAAAAAGCAATTCGGGTCTTTCACGAATCCGCAGGTATATGGCGTGAAGTCCGTACACATGGAAGGTGGGTATCTATGATGAAAATTGCACGGTTCCGGTGGCGATTACTAAAGCACCGCAAAGCTGGTGCTATGTGGAGGAAATGTGAATGAAAAAAATTACTTTTGACGACTTGCGCCAGCTTTTGCTTTACCGGCGCATTGTGAAGTGGAACGACGACCGCATTGAACTGGACAACGGCGTAAAAATCCGCATTGAAATGACGGACTACGACTGTTGCGCTTATGCGTCCGGTGTATTTAAGAATGTGGTGCTGGATGCCGCTATCACCAGCGTTTCGGAAATAGAACGCGAAAAATGGGAGGATAGTGATACCTACGGCTGCCGCGCAAGGGTGACGATCATGCACAACATGAACCCTATTTGCGAGGCATACGCAAACGCAGACGCTGGGAACGGCGGTTATTACTACTCCATTGCATCGTTTATCGTGACGATGCCCGGTGTAGACGAAGAGGGCGCGTGCGAGTTCGCAAATAGCGAATTTTAGTTTTAGGAGTAGTACGGCGCTACTTTTGACAGGAGGATTTTGTGATGACCGAATTGAAACCATGCCCGTTCTGTGGCAATACAAAAATTGGCGTTGTCAGGTCAAAGTACAATGGTGTCCCCTCTGGTGATGACGGTTGGCGTGCTGAGATCAAGTGCAAGTGCGGAGCCAACATGAAATTTTGGGCACTTAAAAAGTCTTGGGCAGAAGAAACCGCAATCTCAGCATGGAACAGGAGGGCTGACAATGACAGCAACCAATGAAGAACTCGCCCTGCTGGAAAAGTGGAAGCGAAAACTCTGCTTGCAGGAGTGGCGGATAAGGCTGTTGACCCACCTACGCCCCGAAGAAATGACGATGAGTGATGCCGCCGGCTGTTCCGAGTGGTCAGAATCAATTAAGACCGCTCGTGTCGAGATCATTGACCCCGCCTACTACGGCGACCGCATTATGCCGTTCGATTTTGAAAAGACGCTGGTACATGAGCTACTACACCTGAAATTCTCCTTCTGGTGTCGGAACGAAGATGATGTTGGTGATAGAGTCATGCACCAGATGATTGATGACCTCGCAAGAGCTTTGACGGAATGCGGCGCGCAGGAGAACAAACACACGGCGATAAAGGGGTATTACTGCTGGCGTTGCGGGGCGAAGATGGACGGAGGCGACAACAATGAGGCTGATTGATGCGGATGCGCTGATTGCCGACAGTTGCAGAGATTGTCCGGAGGAGCTCAGGAAGCGTTGCAAGACCGAACCGGCTTGTGCGGACACGAAATTTCTTTTTGAAATTCCCACCGTGGACGCTGTGCCGGTGGTACGGTGTAAGGAGTGTAAGTGGGCAGGCGGCGATTTTGTGTGCTACCGGGGTGTGATGGTACAGCACAAGCCGGAGGACTTCTGCTCCTACGGCAAACGGAAGGAAGGCGCGGAATGTTAATTTGCACTTGCCCTAACGAACTGGAATGCCCCGCATTATTATCAGATGTGGTGTGTTTTCCGTGGTGCGAATATCTGAAGGACGGTGACGGCGATGAATGATGAATGCAAGTGGATGCAAGACGAGGTTTGCGTAAACGCAGATTGCCCAGCGTGTGCGGATTATTGCCCAGTGGCAAATACACCGGGCGTATGCAAATACGAGGAAAGGGGTAATATCGATGCTCAAAAGGGCAAACGGCAGGCCGGTTCCAAATAATCCGGCTAAGGCATACGAGCTGGGCCGCCTGGATGGCACCAAACAATGCATGGACAATGTTTCCTGCGTACTGCTGGACAAGTGCGGATTCCATGTGCGGGAGGAAACGGCGGACGAGCACGACACCCGTAGCCTGGAATACTTACAGCAGTGCCTTGTGGAGCTGGTGGAGGCCAAAAACAACGGCTATGTAAAGATGGCGGACATAGAAAAGGCCCTGCGTGGCGAATATAAGATGGTGAACAGTGCGGAGTAAAGGAGGGAAAATGAGCAAAAAGGCGACGCTGCCTTATGATGTGCGGTTGGAGTGCATTGCTTATGTGCGCGGATATCCGCGCCGAGTGCGGGCGTATCGCGAGGCCCGGGCGGAGATCCTGGGAGGGACGCATAGCGCTACGGAGGGAATGCCAAGAGGACAAGGCGCCGGCAGACCCGCCGAGAGCAAGGCGGAGCAGCTTGCAGCCATAGAGAACTGGCCGGAAACCAAGAAAATGCGGGCTGTGGAATATGCCATAGACCGCTGCGGGCTGGATTTGGAGAGCGAGAGCGTCCGCAAGCAGCTTACACAGGGGATCATGCGCAACTGTCAGGGCAAGCACAAGTATTCCCGAAGCAGGATTATCGTGCCGGGGATCAGCGAAGCGACATTCCGACGGAGGAAAGAGATATTCCTGTTCGATATCGCTACATATTGTGGTTTCGATAGGAAAGATGAGCCAAATTCCACTTAATGATGTGCTACAATAGGTACAGTGGATGATAGGACATGGTCATTCACGCGATTTCCCAATCATCACTTTTCCTCCCTTCTATGCGCCGCCGGTATTGGGCGCACCGCGCAAGCGGACTCGGAAACGGGCGTACCGGCACAAACAGCCTGTAGGGAAACCTATGGGCTGTTGTTATATGCAGGCGTAGCTCAGTCGGTAGAGCATTTGGTCGCTGGTTCGAGTCCAGCCGCTTGCACAAGAGGCCGGGTAGCGCCCGGACACTGTGAGACCGTTCGTCGTGGCTCACATGGAAATGACAATGGTCGCTGAAAACTGCACGGTGGGCGCTTGGAAGTCTCTTTTGGAGAGAATGGGGCGCAGCGTAATGGTGGCGATGGAGCCAACCCGTTGTGTGACAATCTAAGCGGCAAGACGGCCAATATGCGGCATAGGTGCCCCGTAAGGGGAGACCACAGCGAGTGACGGGGACTTTCCTCGAAGCGCTAAAGCAGGGCAGGACTGCAATGCCGCACCAAAAGCGGAGAGCCGCTGCCGTGGGCAAATGGCATAGCGCCTGCCCGGAAGTGCGGCTATACCGCTCAGAAGTGAGCTGTGGAAAAGACATTGCCACCTGCTGGCAAACTGTGTAACCCATGTTTGAGAGCTTCCAGAAGGCCGCATGGGAGGGGAAAGACTGTTACTGTAGCCAAGGGGTGGGGGCTGGTGACAAACAAGGGAGGAAAACGGCTATGGAAATCATAAAACCCGGCAAAGTCAGGAGAGTAAAGCTGGAATGCCCGGAATGCGGGTGTGAATTCGCCTGTTCTCCGGTAGAAATGGTACGCAGATACGGAACTGTGTTTGCTAAGTGTCCACAGGAGGGATGTGGCAGAAGCGTGGAAGTGCCAAACGGAATCCCCGAGTACATCGAGCCTGCAAACCATACTGCCATTGGAACGATCACTGTGGTGCTGTCAGGGGCAACCGTTACAGAAGATCCTGTAGGCGATGAGCGGTATATCACAAGGGTGACGAATGTATCGAAGGGAGTTGCAGAGCATATCATAGCACTGGGCGCAGATACCAGCATCTCCCTGATGATTGATGGCAAATACCCGGAGCGATTCTACATGGCAAATACCGGGATGCTTATCGCCTACAAGGCCCACGATGGGAAACTCTACACGAATAGGAGTGACACATGTAATGGCTACAAAGAAACCTACCGCCATCGCAAAAGCAAAGGATAACCGACCGGCGACTGGCAGAGGCGGCAAAGGAAACTTCCCTTCCTGTCTTCCTGACCTTAGCAGCGATAAAGATAGAGCCCTTGTATCTCGCCTCCTTACAGAAGCCCTTGTAGAATACAGACAGCCAAAGGTAAAGAGTGACGAAGAACTGACGGAGAGAATAAACGACTATTTTGCCCGGTGCGCTGAGACAGGACAGACCCCAACAGTAGAGGAACTATACATGTCAACAGGCTACGCAATTAGCACGGTTAAGGACTGGCTATCCGGAAGACGCAAGGGATTTAGCCCCGAAACAGCGTCCATTATAAAAAAAGCCAAGGGGTTTATGCAGACTTTTGACGCAAAACTTGTGGTTTCTGGGAAGCTGGAATTCCTTGCCTATTGCTTCCGTGCCAAGAACTATTACGGCATGGTGGACAAGCAGGAGATGGTTTTGACGCCGAACCAGCCGCAGATTGAGGGCTTGACTCCCGAACAGCTCCAGCAGAAGTACATAGAAGCCAGCGACTTTGATGCAAAATGAGCCGAAAGCGAGCGACTTTTGCACGACTTTCCGTTAATTCCGGGAAAGTAGGCAAGAAAAATCCCGCCTTTATACACGGAATTTTGTAAACGACTATGATTTTGGGGTAAATGAGCGATTTTGGCGCAGGCACTTGCGACTTTCACAGCGACTTTGCCAGCGACTTTCGCACGGAGGGGAACGACTTTGCCAGCGACTTTCGCGACTTTCCCGGAGACTTTGGCGGAGCGCCACGCGCGGCGAAGCAGCCACCGGAGACCCCCGAGACTGCACCGCCGGAGCAGGGGGCAGCCGCCGACAAAGCCACAGGTGAACGAGAACGGCGGCAAGCTGGCAGCGCAAGCGGCGAGCCACGGAGCAGGGGACAACGACACGCCACAAGGCCATAAACAACGGCCACAGGGCAAGCAGGGCGGCGGAGGTATAGGGATAGCCCCAAACATTAAAACGCCTCACATATGCATTAAAATGGCAAATAGGGCATACAGCAGAAAAGCCCCCGGAATACACCAGGAGCAAAGGAAAACCCCGCACAGCGTGAGCCATGCGGGGCGGTGTCAATATTCAATGCACTTAAAACCAGTTATCACAATAAGTACGGGATCCCGTTGATGATACGGGCGTATTCGTACCCGTTGATACATCCCGATATTTTCCGGTCTTTGGAGATCCACAAGATCAAATCAGGGTCATGGACGGCATTTATCCAGTATTCCGCGCCACGGTGCATGATGTGTGTTCCGCTGTATCTCATGGGATCGATGTTATCAACAATATACTTGGCTGTAATGCGCTTCATATCGTTTTCCTCCTTATGCGCTAATATTAAGGTTATTTTTGGAGCTTTGCAAGGTCAAGCAGCAGTAGAATGGGCTGCAGCAGGATATACAGCAAGATCAAGGGCGGCACCTCCTTACATGGCAATTGTAGCACATACGCCGGAGCAGGTCAAGCGAAAGTAAACCGCCGGGCGGTTGTCGTCTTGGTGTAGCGGGCTGCAATCTCCGGGAGATCCTTTTTTAGTCTGGTTGTGTCTACCCTGGAGGATGTAACCGCCTTATATGTGGCCTTGTGTTCTGACCCCGCCAGGGATTCCACCCCGGCGGCGGTCATGCGCTCTTTTAGCTGGTCCTTGAGGCTTTCCACCATTGCGGAGGCTTCCTCCTGCATCCGGATATACTCCGCAAGCTCTTTCATAATGCTGTCAATGTTCATTGTGTTTACACCCCCATTTCAAAACGGGCACCGAAAAACCAATAGGTTTTATTTTTCGATACTTCCACGGCGTCCACGCAATCCGCCGGGCTGCACCCGAAAACATGACTCTTTACAACCTTTTCCCATTCCTTGACGGTATATAATTCTCTTGCTATGAGAATATCCCCACAATTAACATATTTCCCCCGCTTGATAACGCATAACCGCTTATTATCATATTGCGGTTTTACCCGGTAATATTTCATAATTAAACCCCCTTAAAACAAGATAAACAGATTTGAACAACGCCCGATAATGGCATATAATGCGCCGGTTTCCGTGTCCTGCACAAGTCCGCCGTTAATACCATAAACCCCGGAAGAATAGCCCACCTTTTCAAGCCTGCGCAGCGTGTAAATATATTCGCTCGGCTTATTGGTATAATCCTCAGCCACCCCGAGCCGCACAAGCTCCCGCAGCTCTTTCAATTTATACTTCCTCATTGCTGCACCTCCTGCCGGGCGGCCCGGATAGCTCCATACATCCGGCGGAAAGCCTGATGCAGTGCCCTGGCTTGCACGTCGAGCCATTCTTCCCGGCTGTTCGGCCTGCGGTCGCCGTTGCGGGTCTTTTTGAGCTCGGACGGGGTGCAGAGCGCGGCGGCTATGTCTCCATCATACACAAGGGCCGAGCCGCCCCAGCTGTATTTACTCCAGTCCCGTGCGCCGTTCAGCGCTGCGGCCTCGGCGGTAGTCCATGTTGCGAGATCGTCGGCGGAGATATAACCGTCTTTGTAGTAGTCCGCGATCTGCTGCAGCATATCCACGGCATAGGCTGTAACGCCACGGCTCCACGCGCTGCGGTCATTGCGCTGCTCCAGTGTCTTCTTTACCTCTGCAAGTACTGTTGTATAATCCATTGTATTACCTCCCGGCCTGTGGCCTAATCTCTTGCCAACGGCTGCCGGATGTGGTATACTCTCCGTGCTGGCCTGTTGGCTGGTGTGGGGGCGTTCCCGGGTTGCTTCGGTAGGCTGCCGGGCGCGCCCTCGTCTTGTATGTGTCTATTGTAATGCCCATTAGGGTATTTGTCAATAGTTATGGGCAATATAATGCCCGTATAATATATGCAATAATTTGTGCGGGTATTTGTATAATATGCCCACTGTGGTATACCCTAACGGCACACACGGCGGGCGGCAGTCCAGGGCGTTCCCTGGCGGTGCTGGCCGGGGGCGGGGGATATGCGGCGGCAGCCGGGGGCGGGGTAACCCCCAAAAATTCCGCAAAAAATAAAAAGCCGTTTTACCCCATGTTGTAAAATCCGGCAAAAACAAAAAGGCTATTTTGGGCATAAAACATATTGACACAAATTATGCCGTGTGCTACACTACCCTTACAAGATGAAGGGAGCAATGCACATGAAAGTCGGATATATTCGGGTGTCCACAGAGGAGCAGAACACGATCCGCCAAGAGGTACTGATGAAAGACCTTGGTGTGGAGCGTGTCTACATGGACAAAGCGAGTGGCAAGAGCCGCACAGGCAGGCCGCAGCTGGAAGCGATGATGGATTTCGTCCGAGAGGGCGATGTGGTCATTGTTGAAAGCATCAGCCGTTTTGCGAGAAGCACAAGGGACTTGTTGACGCTGGTAGAGCAGCTCACAGAAAAAGGTGTGGGCTTTGTATCGCAGAAGGAATCCATTGACACGAATACGCCGCAGGGCAAGTTCATGCTCACGGTGTTTGGTGCAATGGCAGAGCTGGAACGTGAGCAGACCTTACAGCGGCAGAGAGAGGGCATAGCGGCTGCAAAAGCGGCTGGAAAGTACAAGGGTCGGCAACCAATAGCACTTAATGAAGAGCTGGTTAAATCGGTGCATGAGCAATGGTACAAAAACGAGATAACCACATCATATGCAATTAAGCAGCTTGGAGTGAGCCGCAATACCTTTTACCGCCGGATGTGGGACTACGAGGATTCTGCAGGAATCCCGAGACGGCGCTGATGAATAGAGGGAGGAAAGAGAAATGAAAAGATTGGCTTGTTTTGTATTGTGCCTTGCGCTGGTTCTTTCTGTGACGGCGTGTGGGAAGCAGTATAGTGAGTTTTACCGAAATAGCCCGGATGCCGCCTCTTTGATGGAGGACGCAATCGAACTTTTGGATATGTGCATAAACAAGGAGATAACCGCCGAGGAGTGTGCAGAGCAGTTGCAAACAATGGGAGAGCTTAACCGAGGCGGAGATGATATAAACATAAGCTCCACGGCACTCAGAATATCTATTGCGGGGCATCAAATTGACGGCGTTTTGCTTGGCGTGAGAATTGGGTATAAAACAATGATCGATGTCAAAAACGCCGTGAAGGAGCAGCGAGAATCTTTATACAACAGTCTGCATGGGAAAGAATAACAAGCCAACAGGGATGTTTGCGAATGTTGGGGCGGAGTGAATAAAAAGGAGGCGCGATTATGGATAAAAAGGTTTTGGCAATTTTAGTTGGTGCTATTTTGATTATTGTTGGCGTAGTTTTTGCGTTTCAAGGCGGCGGGGCGTTGGGATACTACGCCGGATAACAAGGACGGAAAACCAAATAGAATGGACTACCGATTTTCCGGCAGTCCATTTTTTATTGCAGGAGGACAAATGGATTATCGGAAGATTGCGGAAAGCATCAAAAACCGCATAAAGAAAACGCATGACCGGGAAGCCTACAAGGATTTGCTGGCGTTGTGCATTGGGTACGAAGCGGAAGATTTTGCTGCGGCGCACCAGTTAAATTCCGAAGTCCGAAAGATGACCTCCGAGGCACTTCGTAACGGAAACCCAAAAGATGCGGAGTATTTCTACACCCTACATAAGCAGGCCATGCTGTTTGACGCGCCGCATGATTTCGATACCTTCCTGCTGTATGTGGAGATGGACAGAAAGCCGGAGAAGCGGTTTTATGCTCCACGCAGGCGGTATCTAAGACCTATTGTGCAGGGGTATCAAGATGTCCTTGACGGCAAATTGAGGCTGCTGACCATTTCGCTTCCGAAAAGAGCCGGGAAAAGCCAGCTGGGAATCAATTTTATCAACATGGTTTCCGGGAGAAACCCGGATAAATCGTCCCTTATGGAAGGCACGGGCGATGATCTTGTGCGAAGCTTCTATAACGGCTGTCTGGAATATCTGCAAACGCCAAACGAGTATTTGTTCTACGATGTGTTCCCGGATGCTCCATTGGTGCAGACCAACGCAGACACGAAAATTATCAATCTGCGGTCTAAATCCAGATTCCCCACGGTCATGTGCCGGTCGATTGACGCACGGCAGGTTGGCTTGTCGGAGGCAACCAATGTCCTTTATTTAGATGACTGTGTGGAGGGCAGAGAGGAAGCGAAAAACCGTCAACGGCTGGATGATAAGTGGGAAGTAATTTCCGGCGATATTTTAGGCCGTGCCATCGAGGGTACGCCTATTGTGGCCACCGGGACGAGATACTCCCTATATGACCCAATAGGGCATTTACAGGAAGAAGCGCAAAAAGGCGGCTGGACATGGAAAGCCATTGAAATCCCCGCCCTTGACCCAATTACAGACGAAAGCAATTATGAGTATGAGCGGGAGGGTAAAAAGGTTTTTACCACCGCTTATTTCCGCGAGCAGAGAGAGCTTCTGAGCACGGAACAGTTTGAAAGCGAATTCCAGCAGCAGCCATTTGAAGCAAAAGGGCTGCTTTTCAATAAGTCGGAGCTGAACTATTTCTTTGAACTGCCGGTAGATCGTGACCCGGATGCAATCATTGCCGTGGCAGACACCGCAGAAAGCGGGAAAGACAGCACGGCGATGCCCGTTGCGGCCTTATATGGAGAGGAAGTCTACATCGTGGATGTGGTGTACGATGATTCTCCCGCAGAGGTCACAAAGCCGGAATGCGCAAAGTGCCTGATTGACAACAAAGTGGGCGATGCACTGTTTGAATCCAACAACGCCGGTATGTATTTTGCGAGAGATGTTGCAGAAATCGTCAAAAACGCCGGATTTAACACCAGCATACGGACAAAAAGGACGATTTCCAACAAGCAGACAAGAATTGAGTTTGCATCGGATGGAATCAAGAAGAATTTTTACTTCAAGCATCCGTCCACATACAAGAGAGGGTGTCAATACTGGGGATTCATGCAGGAAGTGACCACCTATGTAAGAAGCGGCAAGGTGGCGCACGATGACGCGCCTGATTCCTTGTCGTTGCTGGAGAACGAAATCCGAAACCGCATCAGCGGCAAGATTGAGATATTCAAAAGACCGTTTTAAGGGGTGACGCTATTGAGACAAATGTTTGGCAGAAAGGTCATTTATTCGGATGCTGCCGAGGTAAACGAGGGTAATATTGCAAATATCCTGCAAAAAGCAATGGTTGTCCACGCCGCAAACCGGGCGGACATGGAATATTTATACAGGTACTATAAAGGCGACCAGCCTATCCTTGCGAGAGTAAAGGATGTGCGCCCGGAGATTAACAACAAGATTGTCGAAAACCGGGCAAACGAAATTGTGTCCTTTAAGGTTGGCTATTTGATGGGCGAACCTGTTCAGTATGTCAGCAGATCGGCCGATGAAAAAACCGCCGAGATGGTGACAAAACTGAACGATTATGTTTTGTCCGAGGACAAACCGGCAAAGGATAAGGAATTGGCGGATTGGTTCCACATCTGCGGAACGGCTTATCGCATGGTCATGCCGGACACACCGGAAGATGAAGATGAAGCCCCGTTTGAGATTTATACCCTTGACCCCCGGTTTTGCTTTGTGGTGTATTCCGTGCAGCTGGGAAATCCTCCCCTTATGGCGGTCAAGTATGTCAAGATGGAAGACGGGACAGTCGTTTTCAGCTGTTACACAAAAGACCACTTCTATGAAGTGACCGACACATGGAAGATTATTCGCAGTGAGCCGCAGATTTTGGGGATTCCCATTATTGAGTACCCGGCAAACCGTGCGAGACTTGGCGCGTTTGAAATTGTTCTGAATCTTCTGGATGCAATCAACAATGTGGAGTCCAACCGCATGGATGGCGTGGAGCAGTTCGTGCAGTCCTTGCTTTTGTTCCATAATGTGCGCATATCCAAAGAAGAATATGCCAATCTGCGGCAGGACGGTGCGATTCAGTTTGAGGACATTGACCCGCAGAAGAAAGCGGAAATCAAAAACCTTGTCACGGAGCTGAACCAGACGCAGACACAGACCCTTGCGGACAATCTGTATAACACAGTGCTGACCATCTGCGGGATGCCCAACAGAAACGGAGGGTCTTCCACCTCTGACACCGGATCTGCAGTCATCATGCGTGACGGCTGGTCTGCGGCAGAAGCAAGAGCAAAGGATTCCGAGCTGGTGTTCAAGCGTTCCGAAAAAGAGTTTTTGAAAGTGCTTTTGCGGATTTGCAATGACTTGAGCGATTTGTCTTTGAAACTGTCTGCAATCGAGATCAGATTCACCCGGCGGAACTATGAGAACATTTCCGAAAAGGCAAATGTGCTGGTAACCATGCTGGGCAATGGAAAAATTGCGCCACAGCTTGCGTTTACGCATTGTGGCCTATTCAGCGATCCGCAGCTGGCATACAAGATGAGCATGGAATATGTCGAGGAAAACGGAGGGAACAATGGAATTAACGCTGGAGATGGTACGGGCGATCAACGAAATTCTCAGGAGCCGCAATCAAGCGGAGGTGAAAGTGGAGAACGGGAAGATCGTAGTAATCGAAGTGCGTAGGAAAAAGAAATACTGAGTGGGTCTGGCAAGGGCTTGACCGACAGCCGAGGGGCTATCCGAAAGGATAGCCCCTTTATTTTTTCGATTTACCCGCCGTAAGGTGATAAATGGTCAGGGACGACCTAAAAACGCAAACGGGAGACAACCCGCAAAAACAGAGAATAGTGCTGAGTGAACAGCCTTGTTAAACGCAGGAGGTAATCAAAATGGCAAAAATCGACACCAGCAGAATCGCCGGGTATGCGGACATGTCTTTGGAGGACAAGCTGAAAGCGCTGGAGGCGTTTGAGTATAACGATAACGCATCCGAGCTTGAAAAGCAGAAAGCGGCAGTTTCCAAGGCAAATTCCGAGGCCGCAGAGTGGAAAAGGAAACACAATGCTCTGTTGAGCGAGGACGAACAGAAGAAACAACAGCAGGCGGAGGACATTGCCGCTATGCAGAAGGAGCTAAATGAGCTTCGCCGCGACAAGACTGTGTCGCAGTACACGGCCAAGTTCATTGCACAGGGCTATGACGAAAAGCTTGCTGCCGATACCGCCAAGGCAATGGCTGACGGCAACACTGATAAGGTGTTTGCCAACCAGCAGGTTTTTTTGGAGACATACGCAAAGCAGGTGAAAGCCAGCGCAATGCAAGGCACGCCCAAGCCCGCTTCCGGATCCGGATCGAATGGTGCAGACTTTTCCAAAAAAGCTGCCGATGCGCAAAGCACCGGCAATTTTGCGGAGGCGGCGTACTATACTCGCCTAATGAATCAGGACAACAACACACAGTAAAGGAGAATGAATTAAAATGGCAGATACTTTTGCTACCAGCTTCGGAGTGCTGAATTACTCCGGTATGCTCTTCAACAAGGGCAACACCCGCACCCCTCTGTCTTCCATCATCGGAAGCCGGGCAAAAACCACCAACCATGTCGAGTTCGTCACAGGTCAGGAATACAGCTCTGCCGGCGGCGCCCAGCCCGCTATCAGCGAGACCGCGTCCCTGACTGCACCTGATGCAACCGTGGTGACCCGCACTCAGAAAACCAATGTCACGCAGATTTTTCAGGAGACCGTAGGTGTTTCCTACGCCAAGATGTCCAACATGGGCACTCTGTCCGGCGTGAATATCGAGAATCAGCAGGCAAACCCCATCAATGAACTGGATTTCCAGGTGGCCGCAAAGATTCAGAAGATCGCCCGGGATATGGAGTTCACCTTCATCCAGGGCGCATACAACAAGGCCGCGGACGATTCCAAGATCAACAAGACCCGTGGCCTGACCACCGCCATTACAACCAATGTTACCGCTATGGCATCCAAGCCCCTGGGCCTGTGGGATGTAGCCGACATGGTGAAGAAGATTTACGGAGCAAACGCCCCCACAAATGGCCTGGCGCTGTGGTGCGATGCCGTGACCATGTTCCAGATCAATGCGGATGCCGTGCAGAACGGTCTTACCGTGGTTCCCGCCGCCCGTGAGATTAACGGTATCGCGCTGTCCAGCGTAATCACTCCCCTTGGCGTGGTTTATCTGTACCTGGGCGAGTGCCTGCCCGCCGGCACAGCACTGCTGCTGAATCTGGATGTTATCGCCCCTGTGTACCAGCCTGTTCCCGGCAAGGGCAACTTCTTCCTGGAGCAGCTGTCCAAGACCGGTGCTGGTGAAAAGTATCAGCTGTTCGGTCAGGTAGGTCTTGACCACGGCCCCGAATGGTATCATGGCAAGTTCACCGGTATTTCCACCGATTTCACTGCGCCCACCTACAGCCGCAGCGTGTTTATTGCCAATGACGCAAGCAATCCTGTAAACACCAAAGCTGTGACCGGCTGATAAAGGAGGGCGGGAAGTATGACCGAAGCTGAAAAGACCGAGCTTTTAGCTACTATGACAGACCAGCAAGGTAGCGTGCTTTCCGCCTACCTTGCTATTGCTGGGGATAAAGTGCTGCGCAAACTATACCCGTTTGACGACACGATTAAAGAAGTCCCCGAACGGTATCACATGACCCAAGTGGAGATTGCCGCATATTTGCTGAACAAGCGCGGAGCAGAGGGCGAAACAGCGCACAGCGAGAATGGTATTTCCCGATCCTATGAGGACGGCGATGTTCCGTCCTCCCTTTTGCGCGACATTGTCCCTTATGCGGGGGTGGTGAAATGAGATGTATGGATCGGAACAAGTCGGCGTTTTGGTATCTTCTGTATGACGGGAAAACTATGAATATGTCCGATGACGGCTACGAAACCGGGCAAATGTCCGTGAAATACAAGGACGCAGTGAAAATGCTGGCGAATATTTCCCCTGCATCCGGGGCGGCGCAAGTGGAGCAATTTGGGCAATTTGTTTCCTATGACAAGGTCATCGTCACGGATGACATGGATTGCCCCATTGCAGAAGATACCGTTTTGTTTGTGGACAAAAATCCGGAATATAAGGCCGGGAAACCGCTTTATGACTACATCGTAAAGCGCGTGGCCAAATCTCTGAATTCTATCTCTATTGCCATAAGCAAGGTGAATGTGTCGTGAAGCACAAGGTTGTTACCACCCTCTCTCCATCCGGCGTACAGCAGATGATCGATTCCGTTTGGGAGTACCGGGAATGGATAAAAAGCGGCTGCGCAAGGCTTTTGGAGCGCCTTACACAAGAGGGATACGAAGTGGCAAGCGCAGGCTTTGCGAGCGCTGAATATGACGGCACAAACGATGTAACCGTGTCTGTCGAAGATCGAGGAAAAATAAAGGCCGTTGTCGCCGTTGGCGGCACGGTCTTATTTATTGAATTTGGCACAGGCGTAACATACCCGGATAATCACCCGGAAGCAAGGGGCTTGGGAATGGCGCGCGGAGAATATGGCCAAGGACGCGGAAAACAATCCACATGGGGGTATTACGGAGAACCAGGTACAAACGGAACCGTTGTAGGAGAAAGAGCAAAGGGGACGCTTGTTCTTACACATGGTAATCCGGCCAATATGCCCATGTATAACGCCGTAAAAGAATTGGAGTTGCGGCTTGGAGAAATCGTAAAGGAGGTGTTCGGATGATTGATGTGGAACGGATGATTTTTACCCCGATTGCAGAGGCCTTGCGAAAGAAGTTCAAGGGGATAGATGTTTCCGGGGCGTATATAAAATCTCCCCCCAAGTTCCCCCACGCAAGCATTGTGGAACAGGACAATTACACGACCACATCTAATCAGGACAGTTCCGGCGCCGAACGGTATGCAACCGTCATGTATGAGGTCAATGTCTACTCCAACAAAACCGGCGAAAGCAAATCAGAGTGCCGCAGCATCCTGTCAGAAATCGACAAAATGCTGTATGCAATGAATTTCACACGCATTTCCATGACACCCGTCCCGAACATGGACAGTGCGTCAATCTATCGCTTAGTGGCACGATACCGTGCCGAAACGGACGGAAACACACTTTTTAGGAGGTAAATTATGGCAATCAGTACCTATAAAATTTTCCTGATGCAGAAAAGCTCTCCCGGGACCACCTGGACAAAACTGGTGGACATCAAGGAGTTCCCTGACCTTGGCGGTGACCCCGAAATGCTGGAAACCACCACCCTGTCTGACAAGATGCAGACCTACATCGCCGGTATTCAGTCTATGGACGGCCTGAGTTTTACGGCAAACTACACACTGGCCGATTACAAGACTCTGAAAGCAAAAGAGGGTACGGAGGCGGATTATGCCGTGTGGTTTGGCGGAACAGAAGCCGGTGGCTCTGTTACCCCCACCGGCTCTGACGGAAAGTTTTCCTTCAAGGGCCAGCTTTCCGTGTATCCCACAGGCGGCGGCGTAAACGAAGTGGTCGGAATGAATATCACCATCGCGCCCACCTCGGTCATCACTTTGGATGACGGCGAGTAAGGAGGAATTATGGCAAAGACAATGACCATCGAGCACAACGATGCGAAATATGAGCTGGAATACACCAGAAAATCTGTGGAAATGATGGAGCGGCAGGGCTTCGAGATCGAGGAATTGCAGCGAAAGCCCATGACCTATCTGCCCGCCCTGTTTGCTGGCGCTTTTTTGGCGCATCACCGCTATGTAAAGCGTGCCGTTATCGACGAGATTTACGCCCAGCTGCCCAACAAAGGAGATATGCTGGGCAAGCTTGTGGAAATGTATAGCGAACCCATCGTAGCGCTCATGGATGATCCCGAATCCGAGGGAAACGCCAGCTGGACGGTGGACTGGTAAGCGAACCGCCGCCCGATAAAGAGGGGGGCAATACCCCCCTCTACGCTTACACGGGAAAGTTCTATGAGGTTTTTCCTTATTACCTTGCAATAGGCATGACCTACGAGCAGTTCTGGGAAATGGATTGCGAGTTGGTAAAGTACTACCGCAAGGCAGCGAAAATCAAGCAGGACTTGGACAACCAGAACGCATGGCTACAGGGTGCGTATTTCTATGAAGCCTTGGCGGATATATCGCCTATTCTTCATGCGTTACGGAATTTCCAAAAACCAAGGCGTTGTGACGAATGCGATGGAATCCATGCTCAATGCGCTTTTGGATAGAATGGAAACATTTTCCAATCGGTGCAGGGATGTGCTGAATTCTATGCTGTCCGATTATCGGAGTGCCATGTCCAGCGTTTCCGTATCTTCCTCCGGCAATGTGTCCTATCGCCCTGTTTCGCGAATTAGAATCCCGCGTTTTGCATCCGGCGGCGTGGTTGACGAGGGACAGCTATTTATCGCGCGTGAATCTGGCCCCGAAATGGTTGGAAGAATGGGCAATCGTACCGCTGTCGCAAACAACGACCAAATCGTGGACGGCATTTCTGCGGGCGTGTATCGTGCGGTGCGCGAAGCAATGGGCAATGGCTCAAAGGGACAGCCTATGAC